CTGGATAAAGTTTGTCTTTTTCCTGTGTACGAACTTTTGCTAAATCCTCTTCAGTATAAAACTTTTGAGTTTGTGTTGGAGCATCTTCAGTAACAGTAGGTGCGTCAACACCCGACACGTTTACTACTGGAGCTGTATTGGTTTCGGCTTGAAAAGCCTCTGCCATTTGTTCTGCTGTACTCATAATTACATCCTTTTATCCTAGGGGTCGTTGTCCGATGTGAGAGCGCAAATGACCTAACGTTGAATTACGTATTTAATTTTTCTCTAACAGAGCGAAAATTTCAGCCTAAACGACTTATTTTTCGTACTCATCTGGATTGCGTCGCTGAGGCAACATAGTGCCGTAAGCTTCTGTGACTAACTTATTTCTCAAGTCAGCCTCACCCATATTTGCTTCTATTAGAGCCTGGTCTATTACTGGCTTAACAGGTGCTGGTTCAACAGCAGCAGCACTAGAAGCGCCACCACCACCAGGTCCAGGAGGAGCTCCCATAGGAGCACCGCCAGTTCCTACCAATGAGCCTGTTAGTTCAGCAATTTCAGTTTCTATCTGTGTTTGTAGAAGCTTTAGAGCCCCATCAGCGGTTGCATCATCAAGTAATTCTTGACGGATTTCATTAAGTTTCTCAGCAGGGAATTCCTCACCAAGTACTCGTAGGGCGCCTTCTTTAGACTCAAGTCCAAGAGATAGAAGAGTTTGAATTTCATTAAGGGCAATTAATTTATCTAGAGGCAGTGGTTGTGGGAACTGCACGTAAGAACGGTATGTAAGTGGGTCATTAGGGTCTAGACGGTCTAATTGACCTTTCTTTAACTTAACATCTCTTGTTGAGTCCCAAATAAATGTTTCTGGTTCTTTTATTGCAAGGCTAAGAAGGATGAGCTCATTAACGCGTTCTAATCCATGTGCGTATTGAATAATTTTTTGATGGTAACGATTCATCAAAGGTTGGAATTGAATAGATAGGGCTACACCTGACGTATTAGATATTGGCTGTGCTTGCCCTAATGCTGTTTCTGGAACACCAATCATTTCGTGCATAGATTTCTTTAGCATTGCCAAGAACTCCATAGCACCCTTTAGACCTTGCGAACCACCCTCAAGATTTTCAACTCGTGCGTCTTTAGGTAACCCGCCCCATACCTTATTAGCGCCTTTTTCGAGTTGACTTGCTTTGGCTCCAATAATGACTGTAACTGGAGCAGCATGATAATTAACAATGTCGGCAATATCAGTAGCAGTCTCATTGTAAGTGCGATTAATGTTAATAATGTCATTGCAATCAGACAGACCCCAAGGGCTACCGCTAATACGAACATTCGGAATATGAATAACAGGGATAATGCCAAGCGGATTAGGACGTGAGTCAATAAGTTCATCATTGATATATTCCTCAATCATGTCATCTGTAAGAATTTCAGTATACGTAAATACCTGACGTGTTCCCTCTAATGATGTGCCCCAAAAACGATATTTAAGTTTAAAACGAATTAAACGTTCTCTATCGTGTGGGTGAAATTCAGGAAAAGCAAAGGACGCATTCAGGGGAAGAACACGAACACGTCCAGGGTGAACACGGCCTGCGGTGTCTTTATAAGATTCTTCATAAGCAACTTTGATAAAACAGTCGCCAGATACTCCGCCTTGTTGTCCAATTTCCCATAGGACTGTGGCTTTGTTGTTGTCTACTTCCCATACTCGTTCTAACAAGTCAGGAACAATAGCTTCCGTTTCTTTGGGGGAACGGAAGGATACCCCTTTACCGAAAGTAAAGTTAAGAACAAAATCTGTAAAAGCGCGATAATAATTTAGCGCTATTTGTGATTCGCCTACTTGTCTCCGATAAGAATAGTGATGACCAAGATACATGGCCCAATTAAGAGAGTAACGATTAAGGCGAGGGCCATGAACTTCAAACTCTTCATCTGCTAGCTCCACTAAACCTAGTGGCGATATAGATATTGTTAAATCGCTTGACGCCGCCCTATAAGAGGGTGGTGAGAAGTCAATTGAACTCACTTACATCCCTCCCAAACCTTGTGGGTAAACAATAACATAAAAGTCGACAAAGCTGTAAATCTGTTTTTAGCGTTTTGCCTCGTAAACCATAGGTTTTCCAACTATTGGTTTAGTTACTTTTTTCTTTTGTTCTTCTTCTTTTTTTTCTTGAGCCTCGTGCACATAGTCTCTAAAACGTGGGTCAACTTCAGTTTTGCTTTTTACAAATTTTCCACCCATTTGATTGTACTTAGCGTGAATCCAGTGTCCACGTGCAGGAGAGTTTTTAGAAAATTTTGCGCTTGCTTGGACAGTAATCATGTTCCAAAGTTTTGGATTTGCAGGAACTTGGTCTGGCGATTCCTTTACTTCTTTACCTCGTATGAGGGCCACAATTACTCCTTAAAAAATATAGGTACCGCCCCCTGCTTATCTAAGAAGTCTTACGGGGGCGGAGTTCTATGTGTTGTTAGTCTTGAACGACTGCAGGGCTCAAGCGTTGTTGGTGTGAACCGTTGCGAATAACTTCTTCAAAGCGATTATCACCGTGGTCAGCAAAAGCTCCGTTAGCGAACTCTGTAAGAGTGTCTGGTGCTTCGACCCATGCAGCTGAACCTACGTGAGCACGCTCGCGCATTGTTTCTTCAGCTGGCTTTTCAAAAACGTTTGCATTGCGGTTTGGACGACCTGCTGCAGGAACGTATCCTTGCATAGCGCCCTTTGTGAATTCCTGTGGAACATCTGTATCTGTTGCGATACCTTCTTCAAAACGAAGTGGTCCACGTTGTCCTGGAGTTGCAGGTGACATTTTACGGTCGTAGTTAGTACCTGGACGCTCTGGGAACTTAGGTGATGGTGCGATTGTCATTTAAGACTCCTTATTGAGAGTAGGGAAAAGGCCTTTTTCCTATTGGATAGTTTCTCGCTTTATTGAGACAAAATGTGCCTAAAGCCCAAAATTTTTCTTAGCGGTAGAAAGGAGACGAACTAACTTCTACAGAAGGCATTGTTAAATCCATAGTTAAAGCGCAAGCAATAGCCAAACTATCTGCGTAGTCGTCATGTGCGTGGGCTTCATCTGGGGCGTGAGCTAAGAAATTTGGCCCTTGAAATTTTGTCTCTAAATCAGACATTTGTTGGTAAAAACGTTTCCAAGTACGAAGACGACGGGTCTTGGCGTGAGAAGGCCACCCAACCATACGACGGTCAATTAACGCTTTTAAATGTTTCCAACGTTTGGATTGTTCTTGTTGGCTACTGCCTACAGAATGAACTTCTGCTCTTGGAAGAAGTATCTTAAGGCGTTGAGCCACTGCATCACCGACACCGTTTGCATCAACTCCAACAGCAAGTACATCGTAATTAGATAAGAACTGAATAATTTGGAAATATTGGTCTTCCCAATCATCTCCCTGCAGTTCTAACCAATTTAAAATTCTATGGTCAAAATAACCAAACTCATCTGGTCTATCCCAGTCAACCCACACTACAGTAACTACAGTAGAGTCAATTTTACGTGCGGGGTCGATTCCAACAACAACTGGGGAACGGTGCCAAGCCTTTACAGTTTCTTGTGAAGTGTCACCAAGTTCATCAAGGATATTGGAGGTAACGAACATTCCTCTATCCAAAAGCCATTTACAACAATACGACATTTGAAACTCGTCTGAGTCCTCACCAATTCGAAGCATCTCTTTCTTTATGAACTTTGCATAGTTAGGGTTGTACTTAGAGACATCCCTGTAATCCCATTCAAAATGATTTTGTCTAATACTGCGTGAAGTTTGTCTGCGCTTATTAAGCTGTATAGAACGATAGAAATTGTTCTTGTGTGTAGTTGGAGTTCCTGTTTTAACCATGGTACCTGAGTAATATGCCAACATAGGTGAGATTGATTTGGACACTGTAAAGTCATCTGCCTCTTGACATTCGTCAATAATAATAAGATGGAAAGATTTAGATTCAATTTTTGCTCTGGGGTTAGCGGTCATCATCATAAGAGTGGAACCAGAATTTTTTAATTTAATTTGTCTTGTAACACCTGGTACTTTTCCTAGGGAGTCGTCGATTTCTGGGTCACCTAATATTTCTAATGCACGTTCAGAAGTGAGCCTATTTACAGTTCTACCAAAAAGAGTTTCTACCTGTCCTTCAACAGGAGCAAACATACCTATCCAAATACCGTCGTTAAATTTTCCAAGAAGGTCTGGATACATTTTAGCTAAGCGTGGTAGTAACACCATAAGCGTGGCTACGGTGTTGGCAATAGTTTCTGATTTACCAGACTGACGAGCAGCAAGCGCAGTAACTTCTTCACCATCGTTAATTAATACCGACTCAATAATGCGCCTAGCTAACGGCATTTGATATGGATGGAGAGGATGACCTACAAGCGCATCCATAAATTGAATACAACGGTCAATAAGTTTTTTTACAAATTCTTTAGAAAGCTCATCTAACTCGTCCTCCTCCTCGGGAGGAAGGTCATTATCAATATCTTCTAATGCTTCATCTTCGTCAAAAAATTCTAACTCACTCATATTAACCTTAGTTTAGTAGAAAGCGGAAAGCCTGGGTGTTTAACCCAGGCCAACCGTTGCCACACGGGGAGAAGGAAGAGGCAAGGCTTAGCATACACTAATTGTCGATAAATCTGTAAATCTGCTTATCGTGTAGCCCTATTTTTTAATTCGTCAACCACTGCGTGCAAGGCTTCAGCACCTACCAACGCTTCCTCTAAATAGATGTTTTCTCTTGTTTTAGAGTACATAGTCATACATTTGCCAATTTCATACAGGGATTGGTCAATCCACATTTCTAACTCTGAGGTAGGTATCTTAGATACTCTCTTAGATACTTTCTCTGAAAATGGTTTATCCCATATAGTTTTCTTTTTAAACATTACCACTCCCTAAATTCTTCAGGTTCTAAGCCCATACTACGCAATCCTATGGCAGCAGCCAACAGCTCCTCAGCGTCTTCTTCAAGGATATGTCTATCAGATTTACCCCATATTCCCAACACAAACCCAGGATGTGTAAAAGGCGCCCTAAAAACTACACATAATTTACTTTTACGGTAAGGGAACTCGGTCTCTTGAGTCCAACCTTTTTCAATAACGGGCAGGGCTTTACGATGGTAGTACTGAATAACATCCGCGTATAGTGGTCCAATAGATTTCATTATGAGTTAAATAATACCCTAGTTTCTTCAGTCATTTCATCGGGGTTAAATGGCCCCATATCATCATGCTCGTCTAGCCCAGAATTTTTTAAATATCGTCCTGTTGAATTGGATGCTTTTAAGTCGTTCCACATATCTACTGGGATATCGTTGTACTCCCACCAAGTTCCGTCTCTAAATTTTACAACAAGCTTTTCGGCTTCCCTACTATAGGCAAGTTTACGCGCCCTAGGTTTAGGTGGGTTGGTTGTAGGTGCGGTCATAGTTTGATAAGTAGGAACAGTTTCTCTGGCATCTTCTATTTCCCAATCTTCATATATTTTTTCAGATGCCCTAAGCGCAATATTTAAACGCTTATTGGAGACATCGGCAGAACGACTGTAATAGGTTTCTTTTCTAGGTCGTTTAGCCATTATTCACACACATGACTTTCGGTCTCATTCTCCATAACCCTAGCAAAACAAGTTCCGCAGCGTAATACCTTTGGTGGATTAAAGTTATTTTGCGCTGTACTGCCTGGAGCAAAATCTCCGCCATCCTCAGCAAAAGAAGGCTCATAATCTGAGATTATTTCAGACTCACGAAACAACTCTTTAGGAAATGGTCCTTGTGGGTTTTGTATTTTATCTGGTACGGGGTGAACTTGGACCGCTTGATGGCGGGTCACTTTCATTCTGGACTCTTAGAGGTCTTCTTTTTAATAGGAGCAGGAATCTCTTCTACTACTGGCTCTACTAATGGAAAGTGATTTAATGAGGCGCGTTGACGTAACCAATAAGGAAGGCAAGAGGCGCAATAATTTACAGGATTAACTCCTGGGTCAGCAGTTGTGTAATCTGCCTTGTTCTCACAGTTAGCGCATTTAATCATAGGTACTCCTTAATAGGTTCCAATAATACCCTATGAAATGCCAAAGGCAGGGGCGCTAACCCCTGCCAGAGACAATAAGTTACTTAGATGCGCCAATACCGAAAGCGGTATCTTTATTGTTAAGGGCACGCAATAAAGGCCCTGCTACGGCACCGACAGCTGCCATACCAAGTGACTTGGTGTCAGTGTGTCCTGCCATATACATACCTAGAGCTGCTGCAATTGCAGAACGTGCGTATGACGCTACGACTGCTTGTAATGCTTTTGAGTTCATAGTTCCTTCTTTCGTGCGGAATTTCCGCCCAGTAATCGTATCATATTATTCGGCTTCATCAACGTGTTGCTCGAATCTACCTTCCAGCTTTGCTACCTTCTCCCCGATAACAACCTGGTCTACACGTAACTCTTTAAGCATAGGTATAACTTCCTTATTAATTTTATCGTGAATGGATGAGCCACCATTAGGCCTAAGCTCAGATAAATATTTTTTAACTAACCATTTAACTCCAGCAGCGCATGCTATTAAAATGCCCATTTCTGCGGACGTTACACCAATCCAGGCGTCTATGCTCATTAACCAACCATTCTTCTATGTTTATTTTATTAGAAAAGAATAGTTGTCCGTATAAAAATCACGTATTTATATGTCTATTTATACGCTATTTTGTGCATATTTGTACGTGTAAAAATAAATATATTGTTCAACTTGACTTAACTTGTAACGCATGTGCTACTGTTGAGTACGACAGAGGAGCTAGCGATAGCTCCTTTTGCCAACTGAGAGGAGCAGAAATGCTTAATATCAGAATTAGCTTCACGGTTAATTTGAAGAAGGTAGGCGCAGGGCTGTTGGCGGGAATTATTTTCTTTTCTCACCTAGTGACACCAGCTTCAGCACTTATAGTTGCTGTAAAACCAGAGAAGTCAGTTACCGTTTCTCTTACTTACTTAACTGTAACTACTACCAAAACACAGGCCAAGATGGACTTGGCTAGCCCTACGGTCAAGTACTTTGACCCACAGGCGATTGCATTCCTCACTACTTATTCCCAAGGATGGAATAGGTCGCAGTGGTTATGCTTAAATAAACTCTGGAATTCCGAGAGTCATTTCAATCCCAAAGCGCTCAATATGAGTTCCCACGCATTTGGTATTGCCCAGTTCTTGCCAACTACCTGGGGAAACTATAAGGTAGCCAAAACAGCAAGTGCTAAACTTCAAATTCAATACGGACTACGATACATCCAAAAAAGATACGGGAGCCTAAATGACCCAACAGGGGCATGTAATGCGTGGAATTTTCATCAACAAAAAGGATGGTATTAAAGCACCGTCATTTGACGGCACTCAACCTTGTGCACAAACAGACCCAGAGTTATTTTTTCCTGACACTGCTGGGGAATCTGTAAAAGGCAAACAAATTGTAAAACGAATATGCGCTCAATGTGAATTTCAAACACCTTGTTTGGAATACGCATTAGAAAACGATGTACTTGGAACTTGGGGTGGGATGTTAGAAGTAGAACGAAAAGCTATTAAACGACGCAGGCGTATGGTTTCTTAAAGCAAAAAGCCCCAGATTTCTCTGGGGCTTTTTTGTTATTGAGCAGTTTATGAAGCTGCTGCCCAAGGTGTAATTGTGATTGCTGCTCCTGCAGAGATGCTTGATGCACCAGCTGCAATTGATTGAGATTTGATTGTGCCTGCAACTCCAACAACAGTTCCTGAAAGGCCTGTGAGTGAGAGTGAGGTTGTTGTAGGTGTTGCTACTGTAAATGTGTTAGTAGCATTGTCTACAACTGTGTATGTTCCATTTACAGTTGCGTCAACAGATGCGATTGTAACCTTAGTTCCAATTGCGTATGCTGCACCAGCACCTGAAGCAGTGAGTACTGCTAGTCCGCCAGAAGCACGTGATGCTGCTGTAACTGTCTTAGCAGCGTTTGTAGCTGCTGCAGCTGTTGTGATAACAAGCTCAGCGTCATTTAGAGCATCTTGAGCTGAAGCTGTTAGGAACCCAAGAACTGATGGAACGTTGACGTAATCTACGCCAGAGATATAAGCGCCGTCATTTGCAGTGACTTCATCTGTGTAACGAGCTGTTCCTGAGATGTTAATGTAGCTGCCAGTTCCTGATGCAGTTACTGTAAATGTATAGCGGTTTGCTGATGCCACAGTTAAGTTGCTTCCATCAAGACCTGTACCAGCAATATTTACTGTGTCTCCAGCCTTAAGAAAGTTGTTTGGAGCTGTGTAAGTCTGTGTGGTTCCATCACCAGAGGCTTGTGTAATACGAAATACAGCTTGGTGTGTGCTTGCAAATGATGGATATGAAGCCCAACCAGATTCTGCACGAACGTGGTTATCTGAAGGGACGTTGAAAGTAAGTGCGTTTGCAAATGTTGTTGCAATAGCTCCATAAGCAAGGCTACCGCTTGCTACCTGAGTAGTAGCTGCCCACTGACGGTCATAATCTGAACCACCAATATTTGTAGCTGAGCCGCGACGTTCGTCGTTTGGCTGTAATGGGTTCATTCCACCCCATACGTAATCTACAACAAGGTTTCCTGCTGAGTCAGTTGCGTGACCATCGTTATTTGTTCCGCCTGCTTGGGCTGCAATAGCTACGGAGTAAGCTCCTGTAGCTTGGTCAGACCCTTGAGCAGCGGGTGATGAATAGCTTGACATTGATAATACCTCTCTAGAGTTTGGTTAAGACCCCATGCGCGTAGGGGCGTAATAAGTTTACTGTTGAGGCTTTAAAGCGTCTTACTAGACTAAGAAGGACTTTCCCCATTTACACCACGACCAGGGTTCATATAGACACCTATCTTTGCTTTTTCTTGGTCTCTTAGGAAAAATTTTCTAAGGCCAAATCTAGAGTCGTTTATAGTTGTTACTTTAGGACGTCCTTCTTTAAATGCTTTTGAGCGTTTCATACTTTCCAGCGGTTCCATTGAGCACTTTGGGTTTTTACTCCAGTAACAGAACCAGAAGCTCTGGTAAGGGCATCACGAAATTCACGCTCTCCCATACGGGTACGGTTAATATTCATTTGAGTTAAAGACTCAGTATACAAATCTTCTTTAGGCTCAAGATTTTTTCTTTTAGCCATTAGGATTCTAAATTAACGCCTGATGTATCTGGTTTTGTAAAAGTTCCACTAACGCCAGATTTTCCAACGTTTAATTGAGAGAACTGTCCAGAAGTTCCTAGACGTTCAAAATGGTCAACATAATGAGTTGCTGTTGTTCTATCTTGGTCACCAGTAGCAGATATTTGCCCAAGAGCATGTTTATTTTTTTGTCTATTTTGTGCAAGTGTATTTCTGTGTGCTTTATCAGCAGCTTCACTAGCAAGTACGTGTCCTACAACATCACGTTGTATTCCTTGTACATGTTTTTGGTTTTCTAAAGCTGAATGCTCACCGTAAGACAACCCACTTTTAGTTCCACCTCTGCGGCTAAAAGCAAGAACTCCAGCAATTTGACGAGAAATGCCTCTTATGCCACCTGTTGAATTAGGAACGTTTGCAAATGTGTCTTTAGCCATAGCTTAATGGTCTCCTATACCGTATTGTTTTTCTGTGTAATCTAGATGTTTTTCTTCACAATCACGGGCTAGGGAAGGCACAACAAAGGCCTTCCCACAAAACCCACAACTCCACCGAGTTTGTAGCATCTAGTCCAGGTGTTTCATAATTTCTGCCCAAGTAGCTGGACCAACGATTCCATTAGAATCAAGATGGTCGTAACTATCTTGGATAGCAATAATTGCCTTTTTTGTAGCTGGACCGTAATCTCCATCAGCATCTAAATCAAGAGCTTGTTGAATTAACTTTACGCCATCGCTTTTATCTCCAGGTTTAATCTGTCCTGGGAATGGAGGAATCTGCTTAACCACAGGAGTTGCTGGGTCAGCGTGTACGCCATCAGTATATGAAGGGCGACCAAATCCAACAACAGATGCCCATAGATGGCGCTTGTTATCAACCTTGTAGCCACGAACGTTCATAGCGCATTCGCCACCGTTGTTAGGTGAACCCTTAGGCTTTGAGTCTGGTGTGGTGTTTCCCTCCACAGTTGTGATGGTTCCATCGCCATTGTCCTTAACCACAATACCAACGTGTTGGATTGGGCTATCTGGCTTAGCTGCTGGGATAAATGAGAAGTAAACTAAATCTCCAGGCTGCGGATGTGCATTGGCAGCGTCTGCCCATGTACCAGCTTTTTTAAATGCTGCTGCACCTGTTGGGGTGAACACAGTATTAGGAAGCTTTACCTTTGCTTTATCAGCGCACCACATCATTAAACTTCCGCACCATGCTTGGAAGTTAGCTTCTGTAAAAGCGCCGTAAATTGTTTCGTTATCTTTTGGCCCTTCAACAACGCCAACTTGAGAACGAGCAACTTCAAGCATACGAGCTGCTGTTCCTGGCTGAGCTGTTGTTACTGGTGGTACTGGGTTTCCTACATTACCTAATGCCATTGTTTACTCCTAGTTGTAGTGTGGGTCGTCTTCTGGTGCTGCTGGTGCAGCTGGGGTTGCAGCTTCTGGAGCTGCTGGTGCAACAACTGATGTTCCACCCTGTGCTGAAATTACAATATCTTGACCAGACTGCTTTGCTTCAACTTGAAGGTCAGCTGCAGTCTTGGAGTTAACATCAACTGCTGCAAACGCTGCGTTGATTTCATCCATGTCTAGCTTTCCATCGTTCATAAAACCACGGGCAAGCTTTTCAACAACTGCTGCAACTGCTGTAAGTCCAGCAACTGATACTGCTTTAAGAACAGAAATACCTGCTACAGAACCAGCTCCGATTACTGATAGCCCTGATGCTGCAAATACTGCAACAATGCGCAGTAGTATATTTCCAAATAGTTTAAATCCGTTTAACATTACTTCTCCTTAGGGTTACGAATACGCAAGGTGATAATCCAAATAACAAATGATATAAGAGTTACTTGACCAATAATGGTTTTAGCTGAACCAGTTAATACCAGCCAAGCGGAAAACAAACCTACAAAGGTCCAAATTTCGCTAAAAAAATCAGCTGATACATCTTTGCAAAACTGCCATGCTCTTTTCATTAATTGAATCTCCTTCTTACTATTGCTCCAACAGCAACAGTTAATACCAAGATTTTCTTGGCTTTTTTACGGGTAACTGGGCTCATATCGTTGCCAATGTTGGACATAGCAACGAATGCATGGTTTAGTGCTTGAACACCTGGTACCGCAGCAATTGCCCCTGTTACAGGAGTTTCGATTACTGGTACGGCAACGTCAGGTGCATTAAATGTTGTTCCGCCTGGTTGTCCGATAAATGTATCTGCAATTGTAATTGCCTCTGGTGGGATAGGTAAGCCTGAACCAGGGGGAGGTGCGGGTGGTGTAAGAGTCCCATCTTCATTTACTACTTGTGGCGCAGTCTTAGTACCAAAGAATTGAATACCGCCGTTTTCAACATCTTTAACGTCTACTTGAATATGTGGGACTAGTGCTTCTGCTGGTGCTGGCTTAGGTACATCTGTAGGTAATTGGTCAGCATTGTTAGGAACAATGCCAATTTCTTTAAACGCTTGAATTTCTTCAGGTTTCATATATGTTGTTGGGTCAACTGCAGGCACCCATGTATCTGCTGTAGTATTCTCGTCTACAACTATCACAGCAGGAGGTTCAGGTGAAGGATTTGGTGCAGGCTCTGGAGCAGGCTCAGGAGCGGGTATTGGAGCTGGCTCAGGAGCAGGTGCGGGTTCTGGGGCTGGCTGTGGCTCTGGTGAAACAGGCACAGGAGCCTCTTCAGGAGCTGTCTCAGGGGCCGTTGGTGGAGTTGTAGATGAATCAGGAGCAAGTTGGTCAGAAACAGGTTGAGGAGCATCTGGAGCGGGTTGCGCGGGCTGCTCTGGCAAAGGCGCAGGCTCGGGCGCAGGCTCAGGCGCAGGCGCAGGGTTCCTGGTCGGCCTATCAATTTGAACATTCTTCTTGGCAGCCTCATCAGCAGCAGCTTTAGCAGCGGCATCAGCGGCTGCCTTATCAGAAATCGCTTTTTGAATAGTTTGTGTTGAGTTAGCAAGAGTTGTTGCCGCATTTTGAGATGCTTGCACTGCCGTATCTGCTGAAGAATTAGCAGTAGCAAGAGTTGAGTTAGCAGTTGCTTGTACTGTGTCAAGTACTGCTTGTGTTGTATCTAGTTGAGCATTAGCGGTATCTAGAGATGCTTGTGCTGCATCAATAACTGCTTGTTGAGCATCTACCGCATGGACAGCATCTTGCCATGCTTGATACGCGTTATCACGAACTACTAGTTGTGCATCATAAGCTGTTTGGGCATCAGTAAGAGTTGATGATGTAGAAGCAACTACATCACGAGCATCCCAAGCGGCTTGTTGAATGGGGGCTTGAATAGCCTCTTGTGTAAGCATGTTAGAGGTTGCAGTATCTAGAGTCTGTTGTGTGCTTGTAGCAACTGCTGTTAATTGGTTTAGAGTTGTTTGGTCTACCTGTAGCGTTCCTTGAGCAGATGTAACAGCAGCCGCAAGTGTTGGGTCAACAGTGCCACGACTAAAGGCGGAAGATGGAACTAAGGCATAGCCAGAGGTACCATCTTTATACCAGTACAAAGAAACAGAAGCCCCTCCGCCATTTTCATAGAACCAGAGAGTAATTGGTTTTGGAACATTAGCAGTAAACGCTATTGGGGCCGATTGACTTCCTCCGCCACCCTTATCACGCCAGTCATTTATTACAAGAGTATTATCAATATAAAGTTTTGTACCATCATCTGCAGGGGCGTAAAATTTAACGTTTCCTGTTGTATCAGAGGTAATGTTGCCCTCAAACTTAACTTGTACACGGTCAGAAGGTCCTCCCATAACTGAACCACTACCCCACTGATAATTTATATTAGATGTTGTAGTTGTACGAACAACAGTTCCCGCTCCTACTGGAGGTTGAGCAGCATACTGTGGGTCACTATAAACAGTTACATTTAAGCCAGGCGCAGCAGAAGCAGTTGCATCTGCTTGAGCCGTTGCCACATTAGACACGTCCTGAGTTACTACTGCAGTTTGAGTTACTACCGCTGCTTGTGCAACATCATTAGCATCACGGGCGGTAGAAAAGTCGGCTTGAGATTGAATAGTAATTGGGGTCTGAGTATTAAGGGCATTTTCTGCCGTTTGGTCTACGGCAACTGCAGCATCAACTGCGGTTTGTGCAGTAGATAGGTTACTTGTGGCTGTACCTAAGTTTCCATTTTCTGTATAAAAGTTAGTACAAGCAGGAGCAACAGCGTCTTGAAGGGGCACAATATCTGATTGTGCAGTAGTCAGAGTTTGTTGTGCAGTAGAAACTTGGGTAGTAGCAGCATCTACACCAGCCTGAGCAATAGGCACCAAATCTGCGGCATTATTTGCAGTTGTTAAATCTGTTTTAACGGTGTCTATTGCAACGTTGGCAATGCTAATAGCTGATGTAGCATCAGATACGGCTTGTTGTGCTACAGGCAATTCTGCAACTTTATTAACAACATCTGGTATTGCTTGAAGGGTAGTAGTAGAGTTGGAGATTGCAGTTGAAAGAGTAGTATCAGCAATATCAATTTTAGAAGACACGGAGTTTAATGATGGTGTGGACGGTTGTTCTTGTGATGATGAGTTTAATTGGTCTGTCGGTGTACCTGACGTATTTGGAGTGGCAGAACTTCCACCCGAATTGGATGAAGGATTCTCGGAGGGCGCAAGAGGCGTCACTGAAGAATCTGCGGGAATAATTTCGTCTGCATGTGCTTTTTGAGACATGCCAAAAGATAGGCAGAGAACAACTGCCCCGCTGCCTATTCCTAATTTTGTTACTTTTTTATATGCGTCGAATTGTGTTGCGAATGAACGCAAATCTCTCAATCAATCTCCCATTGACTAGAGAACTATTATATTATATTAAGCTCACCTTCAGGGTCGTATACCTTAATTGCTTTTGATACTAAATTAGTCCCTGCTTTTCTAGCGTGATGACCGCAAAATAAAAGTTCTCCATTTAAAAATGTAGCTACAACTTTTGCGGCAGCGCTGCAGGTATCACAACGGTCATTAAGAGTTAACACGCGTTCTTCAACAGATGTACTCACATTAAACCTCTTTTGCTTTGATTCCGTGGGATTTAAACATTTTTACATTTGCTGGTTTATCATCATACGCTTTTTTAATTTTAAATTGCCTAGATAGTCTATGGGTTAATACGTGCGCTTTTTCAGCAGAATCAGGTTCTTTTTCATCTTTAGGGCGCATATCTAACATGGCATCAGATAAGTTGTGTTTATCTAACCATCCGCGAGCTTCATCATAGTTTTGATTGGATTCCCCAGTTACAACTATAACTTGTTCTTTCTTTTCATCTTTTTTAGCTTTCTTAAGTATGCGGTGACGTGGTTTACCGTTCTCTTTACGAAGAGTGTTGTTAAGGTCAAATATAACCGCGTTTTTTTTAGACATTACTTATCGTTATCTAACATCTCACGTAAAGAAGGAATTGCGTGTGGGTTTGCTTCTTTATTAGCAGCTTGACGTGCTTGTACTGTTGGGTCATTATTAAGCATCTCTAATAAACTAGGAATGCGCTTAGGGTTATCTGAACGGTCTTCTGGGTTGTTCATTTTTCGTTCTCCTTCTTGCCTGCGCGTCGTTTGTTTTCTTTAGCAACGTTTTTAGAATGACTAAGGGCGCGAAGATTGCCTTTGCCATCGTTACTCTTATTATTGTCTTTGTGGTCTACATCTGTGCTTTTAGATAGTTTCTTACCAGTCTTTGACTCATAATCAGCGCGTGCTTTATTCTTAGAAGTAGTAACCCACTTACTGCCTACTTTTTTCTTGTAGACGTAAATAGGGCGTCCGCCATTAGCAGCACTTCCTTTGTAGGGTCCAAACTTCTTAGTTTCGCTCATATTTTTACTAACTGAC